GAAAAGCTGCGGCTTTCCTTTTCGCTCATGCCGATGTCGGCAACGCTCATAGTCACAGGCTCCTGATAGGTGTTTATTTTGTCTAGAACAGCAGCACGTGCCTCGTCGATTGAACGACCAGATTCGACTAGCTGTTGGCCGAGGTCGGCCATTCCATGCTTAGTGCATAGAGAATTGATACTGGAGATGCGTGAGCGTTCAGCCTCAGCGGCTTCAGCCCGCACCACGGCCAGATCAGTGGTGGTGTTTTCCATAGGAGGAAGGGGATCAGGGGATGGTGCTGCCGAAGCAGCGGTCGTAGTAGGTAGCAGTGATCTGCCGATCCCTACTGTTTTGTCAGCCGGAATTGAAACCATTGAGATTTCATACGGTGACCATGCAGTGGCAACAAAGTTGCCGCTGCCTCGCTCTTCCATCTTATCGATGGAATAGCCAAAGGAAACATTCCGTAGAATGCCGTCCTTTACATCAGCCAAAACTTCTTGCGCAAATTCATTCTTACTAAACCTCACACGGGCATATCCACGCTTTAGCTTCTCATCAATCCTTGCCGTTTCTACAACACCAATCACGCGATCAACATCATGGTTAAACAGCAGCGGCGCGCCATCATTCAAACGGCTTAGGTCTGCTGCTTTTGTTTCGTGGCTCAGTATCTCATTGCCAAAATATCTAGCGACTGGATTCTCAGAACTAAACGGGAACTCATAGGTGCGGTCATCCATCTCGGCAAATGCCGTCATCTCTGCCCGTTGGAACGTGCGAACTTCCATCGCGCGTAATGCTGCAATCTTCGTAAGCGTAGAAAACTTATGTCCAACCAATGTCTCTGTCGCTTCCCAGCCATCTTCACCTTCCGAATAAATCCTAATTAATGCTGCTGGATCTTCAGGTGTTCCTTCAATAGTAAATTCACTCCCAGGCACATTGATGCTGCCTTCGCGTTCTATGCTTTCAATCTTGCCTTTTGCGGTGCCGCCGCTTGAATCCCACTGCACGAAATCACCATCTTGCAATCCGTCTGGTTCGGCGCGGTTAGTTTGCATGAGCATTCTATCTTGTATCTCTTTAATTCTACTGCCCTTTGCGTTAGACCAACTCTGCCCCGCATCCCCGCCCCATGCAGCCCATGCCACACGCCCGGGCGATGGGTAGCCATCTTCGCCTGGGTTGAATCCTTCGCCTTGCTTATCTACTTCATGCCTGGCAAACCATGCCGACATCGCTATGACTGTGGCAGGGCTAAGCTCATCACCGCTTAAAATTTGGCTGGCACGATTAGCGGCAACCTCAGTACCGCCTGCATTGCCTTCAGCTTTCCATGCCCGGTAGCGCTCGGCCTCTTCCCTCATGCCTTCAGTGGGCATAAGGTCTACCTCTTCGCCGTTAATATTCGCCATCTGTTTCAACCTCCTCCTCGCCTTCCTCATCATCCATAGGTGGGTCAGTCTCCTCAAATGCTGGCATTGCACCCATCATTGATGTTGCTTGTGAACCGCCGCCGCCGTTCACTTCGCTTGGGTCAGTGTCAGTGATAATGCCCATCTCATCAAGCATTGCAAGCTCAGCTTGGCGCGCAATTAAGACATCATCCAAATCACCGCCTTGTTCTGTAACAACCTGGCGTAATGTTTTGAATCCACACCTAACCGCATCTTTGTATGCACTAACTTCTTTTTGTGGGTCCACCCATTCCCAACTCCTCGGCACCCATTTGCTAGCGGCATAACGCGCGGGGTTGGTTTCGTAAGTCGGTAGGTTTAGTTCACCGCTTAGCACTGCCATCTCAAGCCACTTATCAAATACTTGCTGATGGAAATTTTCTATAAAGTAGCGCTGCAATACTCGGTAAGTATCACGCTCTTCAAGCAAGCTAAGCCTGCTACTGCTGTAATTAGATTCAGAAAAGTTTTTGCTGATGCTTTCAAAGCTAACGCCAACGCCAGCCGCTACAGCACGCAGCATTGACCGGGTGAACGGTTCTAGTTGCCCATCAGGTGCATTAAGGTCTGGCACGTTGACAGATTCGCCTGGCTGCAAATACTTAAATACACCTGGGGTAAATTCACTTACGCGTTCATTATCATAAACTTCATCACCCATTAGCTCGCCTTCGGGGCTTGATATAAATCCCATCAATGCGCTGCTAGCTCTTGCCCGTACAACCTCAGCCTCCTCATAGCCTTGCAACATGTGCATACGCATTAAGGCAGATGCAAACCACGTAACACCACGGGTTTGGCCTGGGCGTTCTGGCAAAAACAAATGAATTATCTCTTCGGCTGGTATGCGTATCTTCCGGCCATTAGTGCGAGTATTGCCGGCATAGGTATCGCCTGGGTGGTTTGCGTAGAAGTGATACGCTTGCGGCCTTAGGTAACTATTAACCTCAATGCCCATGCGCACAATATTTCCTTCTGCCGGTTGCGGTACTTCATCATCAACCAGATAGTCAGATTCCAGCACCTGCAATGCAAATGGAATTTTGCTATCGCCAAATGGCTGACGAATCATCCTAATAAATACCTCTCCACTTTCTGCAAGGCTTCTGCATATCAAACGCTCAAGGTCATGGAACCCTAAAATGCCGCTTACATCGCAGCGGTTTTTATTGCTCCAATATTCCCATGCCTCGTGAATCTGCCCGTTAATTGTTTGGTCTAACTTGTCGCCCCCTTGCATCCTTACTTGGCCTTGGTGCTTGATGCCGTGGCCGATAACGTTGTTTTGTATTACGCGCAATGCTTGCCTTGCATAATCATTATCGCGGCACAACTGCCTAGCGCGATTACGTAATGCCTTGAAGCTAGATTTGATTTCACTATCAGCGCTGGTGCCGCTGGTAATCCAGTCTGCTGTAAGCCTGCTCATCCTTGCGCCCTGATATGCGCGCTGCTGCGGTTTACGTATTGGCTCAAACCCAAACTTTTTAAATAGCTCTGTGCGTAATCCCATCAGAACCTCACGAATAAATTGTGGGGATTGCCCAAACCATTAGCTATAAGCTGCGCCTTTTGCTCGCGTTTTACTTCGGCTTTCAATCTGCTTTCACGTTCCATAAGTTCGCTAAGGTCCAGTTTAGTAAATGCTCGGTTGCCGATACTATATTGCTTAGCACCGCCAGCGACAATAGCCCGTATCGCCGTTTGTACTGCTGTTAGGTCGGTCTCTGCTTGCGTACGACCATCAAGGGCGCCTGGGCTACCGGTATAACTCAGTGCCTTCAACACCTCAAGCTGACCTGCACCTAGCGTTACCTTCTCGGTGCTATAAGTCGCAACCGCTTGCCAGTACCAATCGCCTGCATCAAAGCCAGCGCTGGTAGCAGCAGATATTGTAAACTCCCAGCCTGTACCGTAGGCCGTACCAACAACCGTGGCGCCTTCAGAGGCGGTGTTTGTCCGCAAGAAATAAGTAAGCGTCCATGTGTCGCTGCTAATGGTATTGCCTAAATTATCAACGCCAGCATCATCCCGCCATTTGATGGTGTCGCCTGCCCTGATTTGTGCTGGGATTTTCACGGCTTACCAGTTGTTAGTAAAGGCAGATGCAGGTGCTTCCTTCTTAGATCTTAGCGGCGCCGGCCTGCCTTGTTTCGATAGCTGGTCCCACATCGTTGCGCGGTTATAGCGGCGGTAGCAAAGCTGTAATGCCGCATAAGCATACACTGCACAATCCAGCGCTTCGTTTCGCTCGCTTGCTTTCTTTACCCATTCCCGAACCGGAAACCCTTTCACGTATCTTAATGATTGCTTCTCTGCTGTTAACTGCCGGTAATACTCCTCATCTGCTGCTAACCCGAAATGTAATTTAGATTCTTCATGCTTAAGTCTGCCAAATAAAGTTGTTTTGATAGTATCGCTGCCAACAATAAACAACGCAACGCCACGTTTTATTATTCTTCCCTTCCAGTTCACATCGACCTTTGAGCCCTTACCAACGGCTGGGCCGTTGCGTTTGCTGCTGCCTTTAATTACTACTGCGCCTTGGCGTGCCCGTTCGCGTGCGTAGTTATACGATTCATGCGTGCAGTGGCCGCCAGAGTCAATTGCCATCTGGCTGATTTTTAATTCACTGCCGCTAGCTTTTGCCCAGCCAGTATCAAGCACATGGTCAAGCTGGCCCCATACTTCCGGCTGCGTAGGGTCGCCGAATAATTCTTGATGCCATATCAGCCACCCTTCCTCCTCGCGGCCCCATCCCCAGACGCTGACCGCTAAGCGGTTGTCTTGCACGTCAACGCCAGACGTTAGCAGCAGCACGCCATCAGGGCATACGCCAGGCTCGTAATCCTCGCGCTTAGCAAATAACCCATCAGCACTAACCTTGCTCGCGTAGTCTTCCTCCCACGTCTCAGCCAGCCTTGTATTAACAAAGCTCTTCAGCATTGGCGCATCACTCTTAGCACGTAAGAAATCATCCACCAATTGCTCCCAGCTAAGCCATCCAAGTGGGCTATACAAACCGCTCAGATGGAAGCCCGCAGTTTTGCCATTACTAGGTGCAGTTGCACGCCATTCACCAGCCAGCAACATCTGTGGTTTATGGCGCTCCTCAATCTTGCTGCCGCATTTCTCGCATTCATATCTTGCAGTTTCTGGTTTTAAATTATCCCACTTCAACCTTGACCATTGCAGCCATTGCATCTCGCCGCAATCTGGGCATGGCACATAATATCTACGTTGGTCGCTGCGTTGATACTCAGCTTCAATACGGCTAAAATCTTTTACCGTTGGTGTGCTAGTAAGCAGAATCTTACGCCTTGCAAATGTTGTTGTCCTGCGTTCTGCCAGCGCTACCGGGTCGCCCTCGCCATCTACATCACTAGGGAACGCGTCAATCTCATCCATAAATAAATAACGACACGGCGCTGACCTCAACCCCGTAGCACTATTAGCACCAGTAAGCAGCATGATGCCGCCTGGGAACTCCTTACTAAACATCGTGTTACCGCTATCTCTACTGCGAGCCGGTGCAATCTTTTCAGCTAATACCGGCGTCTCGCTAATCATGCTTTCAAGCCGTTGCTTGCTCAGCCTCTTCGCCATCTCAACCGTGGGTTGTACACATAACATCGGCCCTGGCGCATGGTCAATCACATAGCCCAGCCAATTGCTGCCCGCCTCCGTCTTGCCGGTCTGCGCTGCAAATTGCAGCACCACCCGTTGCACCAAGCTGCTAGTGCTAAGGCAGTCCATTGGTTCCTGTAAATACGGTGTCCTGCTAGTGCGCCACGGTCCCGGCTCAGCACTTGCTTTGCTGCTTAACTTGCGGTGCAGATCTGCCCATTGGCTAACCGTCAGTGGTTGTTCTGGTCTTAATCCTTCAAGGAATCCATCACTCCATGCGTTATCCATTTGTTAACTCCATCAATGCTGCCCGATGCTCATCTGTTAAAAGTTGATGAATCCTAGTCGCATCAACCTCGCCTGCAAGCTCATGACTTAACCGGTCCGCCAGATTTGACAGAGCTTCCCTGACACTACGGCCCACCTGGTACGCCTGCTTCTTCACCTCATCTGCTGCAATAAGCTCCTTTCGTTGTTGTGCTACCTGTAATTTTGCTAGCTCCGCTTGATAGTGTTCACGCCTTGCCCTGCTTTCATTTAGGTCTGGTATCGCATCTTCAGGTAATGCCTTAATTGCAGCTTTTAATTGCACCGGGTCTGCATCTGGTGTCTTTGAGCAATGGGTTTTTAATGTATTTTTGCGCCATAGATCCAATGCCATATCACGATCCAGCCATCTTTTGCCGTCTTCCTCAACAACTGCTGCTGCAATTCTATTCTTACTAGCGTGAGTAACCGCGCCCTTACTGCAACCTTTTATAATCGCAAACTCTGAGAAGCTAACTAACATCAAATTCAACTATGGTAAACGCATGCTAAACGCTTTGGCATCCTACTGGCAAGAAAAGGCTCAAACCGCTTGCCATCACTGGTTTAGCAGTGCTAAACTCTAACGCTAGATAAAAAGCGTGGTTCAAACTTACCCGCAAATTAGGTACGGGGAGGGACCCGTTAAATATTTTTTTAATTTTTTTTGTCAGCAACAAAATAATATTTTTAATTTTTATCAATTAATTCTTGAAACTTTTTGGCAAAAGTATTCTCAAATGTTTTTGCTAAGATAACATCAGCGGGAAAGATAGGTTTGTATCTAGGAGCTGACCTTAAAACATTAAATACAGTATGGAATCCCCTTGGTAGGTACGAGGTAGGGGGCCGGCCTGGTGCGCCTTGCTTCCACTTGGTAGGTCTGCGCCCTAGCCGTGCTTGGATGCCAAATGGTATGTCGCCTGGTGTGCCAGCAAAGTAGTCGCGTTGTGCCCGCTTACCTTGCGAGCGCTTGGATTTAGCCACGTTAGCCGTGAAGCCTGAGCCTTCTAATGCTTTAAGCCTGCTTAATACTTGAACAAAAGTACTACCGCTTATGTTGCCATAAGAGTTCAGCTTTAATGGTGTTACTCCTGTTGGTGCAATGAATTGATTAGGTGCAATCACTTGGGCTAGCCTTAGCTTCTTCTCAGCGCCTTTGGCTGACCTATTGCCACCTCCTACCTGAGGCTGTAAGTACTTAGCCGCAGGTGTGCCAGAGTTAGCATAATCTTTAAAGCCAAACGCAACAGATAAACGATTAGACCTAGCAGGCTTTACAAATGTACTGTTCATTGTCCATGGTGTTGGCTTATCTAGATATTTAGGCGCCTGGGCTTTAATGGCACGCTCACCGCTACGGGCGCCATATGTCATTGAATCAGCAACTGCGATAGATAATGATTTTGATAGCTTGGCTGTCCATGCCACAACGCGGTGAAGATCTGATTCGATTGAGAGTTTATATGCCACGACCTTGCACCGGGATTACAAGGCGAGTTTAACCGATACTGCACGCGCCATTGCCTTGGGCGGACTCCACGTGGAATGCTTCATCTAATAAATCTATGACGGTTTGGCAATCAGCAATCAAATCAATCAGCTCAGCAGCATCCAATGGCTCGCCGTCATCTTGCGCGTTATCACGCACGGCAGCGGCCACGGCGGCTGCTTCCCCCATTAGGTGATGCAAACGTTCAATTACTGGTGCTTGTTTGGCTGAGGGCATTGTGGAGGCGCTGGCAACGGTGTGATGGTAGTTCGCTGTGGTCAATTGGGCAAGCAGTAAGTGGGCTGTTACGCTTGTTACGCCCTGTTACGGTCCGTGTTACGCCCAAAATCCTTGCAGCGCAGCGTTTGTTACGTTGTTACATTTTTTTTAAAATAATATATATATATATAGAGAGGGTGTCTCTAAGGGTGTGAGAGGGGGGATGTGTATATGTATCTCTATGGGGTTGTGTTTTGTTTTTAGCGTAACAGGCGTAACATCGTGACAACGGTTGCAGCGCAAGGGATCTCAGCGTAACAACACCGTAACAAGGTGTAACACGCAACGATCTGTTACAAAGCCGAGACTTATTGCCCTGCTGGCGGTTTGGGGAAATTAGGAAATGATGCCTGCATTTTCAAGTGGAATTAACGTGCATCGCATAGTG